GCGGCTCTTCTGCTTCCGTTCCGTATCTGACGTAGGGCTTCTCGGAAATGTCCGCCTTCTCCGCTCTTCCTGTCTTCTGCAGCCATAGCTCGACGTTTGAGCGGTAGGGGTTGTTTCCTATGACTGAGCTCGCGTCTGATCCTCCGATGTAGCTCGTTCTCGCTTCCAGCCATTCTTCTCTCGTCCTGAATGTCTTCATCTCGATCATGTCTAGTCCTCCGCGCTGTTTTCTCCTTTTTGATCTTCTTTATTTCTTTTTCTTTGTGTTGGTTGCGTTAATGCCTTCTCTACTGACCAGCCATGGTCGAGTCGAGTTCTGATGGTTCGAGGGTGTATCCCGTAAATTTCAGCCCACTGTCCTAAAGGTCGTTTTTTTCCATTAAACTCGATGATGTGGTTTGTTCGTCTGTTGAACGATTGCTCTTTCCTTGTTACCCATCTGCAATTTGATGGTTCATAATTTCCGTCATTGTCTATTCGGTCAAGTGTCAGATTTTCCTCATAGCCGTTATTGATTGCCCACAGTTGGAATTTTTCAAAATCCTCCCACTCATTACAGACTTTGATGCCTCTTCCTCCGTAGCAGTTAAAATGGGTATTACTTGAACATGAGCATCTGTTTTTCATGCAAGTCCATATCTTATAAAGGCGTGTTTTTGAGCCTCCATGTTTAAGCATTCGCTTTCTTGCCCGTTCCGCGAGCAGTTCCTTTTTCAAGCATCCGCAAGACCTTGTCGTCCCATTTCTTAGGCGTGAACCTTTTACTATGCATTTATTTCCACAGTCGCATTGGCACTCCCACATCAATTCCTGTCCGCGTTTAACAGCTCCGAGCCTCTTTATGACGAGAAGCCGTCCGAACTTCATTCCAGTTATGTCCTTGAAATAGTGCATTTTCCACCTCCTATTCACAGTTGGCTTTGCAAAAAATCCACAGCCAGCCGACGCAGATTCCGAGTACAACCATTGGAATATCACTCTTACTGTCGAGACAACAGGCGGATATCATTCCTGCTATCACTGCCGCCGCTGTGATTGTCTTCAAGATTCTGTTTTTTCTGTTCTTCCTTTTCATTTCCCTCTCCCCTTTTTCTGATGACTCCGTAAGCCTCTGGTGCTTCTGACTCTCTCACGATGTAGCCAGTGAGGTCTGCCACCTCTGTTCCATTCTTCAGTATGTTGCGAATCATTGTTAGCCCTCCGTCTTGAATAGCTCTTCAAGTGACAGATCAGTCTGTAATACTGCTTTTATCCTTTTGGCTTCATCCAGCGTAAAAGGATAGTTGCCCTTGAGCTTTCCTGAGATTGTCCCAGTGGTTCTGTCGAGTACCTCTGCGAGCTTGGTCATCGTGATGTTGTTTCTCGCCATCTCTGCTTTTAAGTTTGGATACATTTGCACCGCCTCCTTTCTTCTTGCGAAATTCTGATATATGGTCTTTCGGCTTTCCGAATCCCATGTGTTTGATATTACAGTAACCTTGCGAAAATTTCAAGCCAAAATTTCAATTTTTCGTTTATCCGTTCAAGAAATCGAAAAAAATAATTGATAATTAAACGCACTGCCCATATACTTAAATACAAAAAGGAAGGGGTGATTCTATGAATAAAATCGAGAACGAACTGCGTAATCTGATTATCCTCAGATACGGAACTATAAATAATTTTTGCAAAAAAGAAGGGGTAGCGAACTCCACGATATCAACTATCTTCAGCAGGGGCGTCCAGAATGCAAACATCACGACCATAATTCGCATTTGCAAAGCCCTGCATATTTCAACCGATGCACTGGCTGAAGGACAGATTGTTTTCAATTCTTCGAACGACGAAGAGCTTCTTGAACTGACCGACCTCATCACGATGCTTGAGGTTCGGCGTGACTCTTTGAGGCTTTCGCTTGACAACAGACCACTGGAAGCCGATGACATCGACGATCTGATTCGACTGTCGAAACTGTCCGTTGACTTCCTGCGTGAAAAATTTAAGTTTATCGAGGATAGGCTTGGGGGTGAATCAAAATGATTGCTTGTTATGCTCGTGTTTCAACTGCTGAACAAGCCGAGAACGGTCACTCGATTGACGAGCAAACGGAACGAATGCAGTCCTATTGCGACGCCCTCGGCTGGTCTCCTGTTAAAATTTACACCGACGCGGGGTTCTCTGGTGGAAACACCGAGCGCCCTGCGTTGCAGAATCTGATCCGCGATGTTAAAAACGGAAAAGTCGAGCGCGTTGTCGTTTATAAGCTCGACCGTCTCAGCCGCTCTCAGCTTGATACTCTTTACTTGATCGAGAAGGTCTTCCTTGTGAACTCCTGCGACTTCGTCTCGATGTCTGAAAACTTCGACACGGGATCGCCCTTCGGTCGTGCGATGATAGGAATTCTCGCGGTGTTCGCTCAGCTGGAACGTGAACAAATAAAAGAACGAATGAAAATGGGAAAGGTCGCCCGTGCAAAACTTGGCAAGTTTCACGGCTCGGCACAGATCCCGATCGGCTATGATTATGTGGATGGCGAACTTGTGACGAATGAATTCGAAAAGGCTCAGGTCGTTGATATATTCAACTGGTATCTTGAGGGTGTGTCCCCTCCGATGATTGCTGATAGACTTAATGCTGCGGGGCGTCTGCAGAAAAATGGCCGATGGCTTCCTTATACGGTGCGGAAAATACTCGAACGGAAGACTTACCTCGGCTATTTGTTTTATGATGGTAAATGGTACGAAGGAACGCACGAGGCTTTTATAACTCCCGAACTCTTCGAAAAAGTTCAGCGCCTGAAAGAACGGAAATGCGAAGAGCACAAAAAACACAACCGCCGTTCTGGGATGGCGAACTCCTTCCTCGGTGGCTTCGTGTATTGCGCAAACTGCGGGGCGAAGTACATCAGATGCACTTCTTATGGTGATTTGAAAAGCGGTGAACGTGTAAAGTATCTGTCTTATCGCTGCGGGCAAAAATCAAAAAAGAATAAATACTATGACAACGGGATCGCCTGCAAAAATCGGAACTGGAAAATGTCGGAGCTCGATGCTCTGGTTTTTGGCGAAATAAAAAAGCTCGCACTCGATGCGGATGCGCTCTCGAAACGCGAACCAAAACAAAGCGGCGATGCGCTTCGGGTTGTTCTTGATGAAATCGAAAAATTGACCGCTCAGATCGACAGGCTTCTTGATCTGTACACGGTCGGCGATATGCCTCTCGATGCTGTTCAGAAAAAAATAAACGAATTAAACTCCCAGCGTGAAAAGCTGGAACAGGAAGTGGAACGGCTGCGGGCTTCTGATTCTGAGAAGCTGTCAAAAGCTGACGCGCTTCCGCTGGTTCAGTCTTTTGGTGATGTTCTCGAAAACGGAACGCTTGATGAAGTCAGAACCGTCATCGGCGGCCTGATCGATAGAATTGTAATTGATGGCGAAAATGTCGATATTTACTGGCGTTTTTAGTTTCGCGCCCTTTAAGCATCCCCGTTTTAATGGGTATATCTTAGGGGCAAAATAAAAAGGGGCGGTTTTCTCGCCCCTCTTTTGCTATGTTATTTGAATGTTATCGTGTTAAAGTCAAAGTTTGGGCAGTCCTCTTCCTCGATGTCGTTAACGTATAGCCTGATTTCAACCTCCAGAACGTTCGGCGTCCTGTGCTCCCATTCTTCTGTTGCGGTATCGACTGCCTTCTTATAGCTCTCAAAACTTCCGCAGTCCCATTCGTCGTGCTGGCCTATCGCCACGACGTAGAATTTTGGCTTGATTCCGCTCAGGTCTGTGTAAACCGTGCGCCCCAGTAAATCGATCACGTAGTCGGGTGCTTCTCTGTCTCCTGCTTCCCATGCCTCCAGCGTTCTTGTTGGTATCTTGTACATTCTGGAAAACTCCGCCCTGCTGACGTCTGCATCTTTTCTTAAAAATTTAACATAATTTATCATTGTTTCACCCTCCTATATTTCTACTCCTGTAGCTTCTTCAATGGCTTCCTTCAACATCTGTAACTCTTCTATCATTCTTCCAAGGTCTTCAATATCGCAAAATCCAGAATTATCTCTCGCTACTATTGTCTTTCCAACTCCATTGAATATATTTACTCCGATTCCTGTCACCATTGAACTAATAGGCTTTGCCTTCTTCTTTTTAGATAATACCTCATTGATTTCCTCTACCTTTGCTTCTGTAAATTTCATCCTTTTCTCCTTTCCCCCTGCCTTTCGGCAGGGATTCCAATTTACTTGATTCTGCATCGTGTGAGCACCGTCTGCTTTTCGTCCTTGTATTCGCTGTGCTCTTTAATCGTGCCCTTGAGTCTCACTCTGTCACCTTCGTTGTAGCTCTCGTATCCGTCCTCGCTCCAGTGTCCGATGGTTGCTGTTGTCTTCCAGACCAGCTTGTTGCCTGCGTCATCCTTGAAGGTGTGAATGTAGACTGTCTCCGTGCCGTAGCCTCTGAAGTTCTTGCGCTCGTACCATGCTGTGTGGTCGCATATTACTTCGAGGTCTATCTTCTCGCCTATCTCCCCGATGTACTGGCTGATTGCTTTCTCTGCCTTGATGCGTTCCTCTTCGGCTATCCTCTCGGCTTCTTCTCTGGCTTCTCTCTCGGCTCTCTCAGCCTCGACCTGTGCTCTGACCTTCTCTGCCTCGGCTTCCTGTTTCGCTCTGCGCCTCTGCCTTGCCTTCTCCAGCTTCGCCTCGTGCTCTGGGGTGTATTCCTTCCACTTCCCAATCACTGCGCCTGCTCCTCCGCACTTCCAACAGACCGCTTGGTCGATGTGACTCGGTACTAGCTGGCCGTTGTTGACGCCTATTGCGTACCAGCCTCTGCCTTCACATCTGTCGCAGGTTGTCCTGCCTTCCCAGTACTTCGTGCCGTTCTTATCTACCTTAATCAGTCTTGCCATATCTACTCCTTTCTTGCTAAAAAATATTTTACTCATATCCGTTCTCCGTTTAATTTTTTCTTCATCATATCGCACATTGTGTGGGATTGCAAGCACTTTTTAACACATTGTGCGGATTTTTTAAAACAAAAAAAGCCCACCACAGAAGGCTGCTCTGCGATAGGCTCTCATGAAGGAAATGATGTCACTCGACCGACGCTGTCGGCTTGATGACAATTATTTGAACGACTGTCCCAAGGGCAGCCGCTTCCGTTGTAATTGTCGGAACGCCTAGGCTCACGTTCACTGTGTAGTCTGTTCCTGCTTCTGCAAGAAGTCCATTGATGAACACCTCGATGATGTCATCCGCTGAATAATCATAGTATTGCATGTCGAGCGGGATTACGTTGTCGCCTGATTCCTCAAACGTGACGGTCTTTGAAAACTTCCCCAGCCTCATCGATGCCGTTGCGATAACTCCGCCAGCGTATCCGCAGACGTCGCTGTCTCCTCGCTTGTCTGTTATGTTTGAGCCGCTGATCGCCGATGAACCTGCAGGAACGTAAATATAGGCAAGGCAGAACTCTGTCGCCGTTGCGCTTCGTTCCATCTCTGGTGCTGTTGGTGTTGATGCTGGTGTTCCGTCCTTGGTGATGATTTCGAGCGTCCTCTCGGTTCTGTCAAGCCTTGCAACGATTGCCGTGTATCTGTTAAGCGTTGCGTGTGCTGCTGTGATATTAAGAACCAGCGTGTCGTCGTTGTCGCACCATTTCGAATCGATGTATATTCTGCCAGATCCGACGTTTGCCTGCATCCCGCTTCCTGCTGTGACTTCCAGCTCTTCCTGATAATGAAGAACTACCCCGTCGCCGATGATGCCCTTCCAGTATTCGCTCATCTGATCAGCGTCGTATCTTCTGTCGCCGCTTACTGAATTAAAAAATCCATATGTTACCGCCATGTTTTAAACCTCCCATTCGCTGAATGTCGGAATGACTGAGCGTCCGCTGTCGTCTTCCGAGTATATTATTTCTATGATTCGGGGTGCTGATGTGATTCCCTTCTCGGTTTCGACCTGCACGATATCCCCTAGTCCATAGTCTCTGTTTATTGTGAATATCCCATCGGGTTGAATCTCGCCACTGAATTTCGGAGCACTTCCTGTGTCCGCCAGCTGTTCTCTTCCGAAATCTTCGAGCAGTTTCTCGTATTGTTCGAGGGTTATTATTTCGCCGTTGCTGGAAACCCCAGAACCGTCGACATATTTTTCGAACCTCTGAAGATCTTCCGCGTCTCCGATGCTTGCTGTCCTCTGATTTGCTCCCTCGCCTTCCCCTCCGATCAGCGCTGCGTTTCCGAAGTTCTCCGCCGCTCTCGTATAAACCGACGATAGAAGGTTGTCGTATTCTTCTGAAAAAACGACGGGCGTGTTCTTGGTCTGACCGTAGCTCCTGTCTTCGCCCTTGTAAATTTTGAAGACATAAGCGCCGCCCTTGATATAAACGTCCCAGCCGATTCCGTACGCTTGGCAAATTGACGCCAGCCATTCAGATATATTGTCGCCCAGAAGCTGAACGTCTGCGGTTTCTTCGAAGCCCTTCTCTTCCTCTGTGATGAAGTTCTTGATCTGCCTTTTCGGGTCTTCTGGTGCGATTATGTTGTCATTTATAACTTGTCTTATGATTCCCTCAACGCTGCCGCTTATTGTCGTTTGACTCCAGACGATGCGTCTTCCGACTATGGTTTTGAGTCCTCGCCCTGTGACTGTAAGCGTCCATCCGAGTTCGACATCAAACGCCAGACGCTGTCCCTCAATGATCATAACGTTTTGAAATTCTCCGCCGCCCTTCAGGTCTTCTTCTCTGACGAGGTATCTTCCGACGGCCAGCTTCTTCACGTTCTCCTCTGTTCCCGTGGTTATAAGCTCAAAATCTGATTCTCCGTAGTATTGAACATTCCAGATCAAGCTCCGATATATTTCGACGAAGTCCTTGATTCCTTCCAGCTCGTCCATGATATAAACCATCCGATCACACTCCCCCGTATTTATTCGTCATTTCGACGGTTGCGACGAGAAGCTCTGGCGATTGTTCGACGGTCGTCGAGATCAGATTTCCGCCTGCTCTCAGAACGAGCCACGATGAGCCGTCCTTCATCTTGCCGATGATGTTCGTTGTTATTCCGTCCCGAACCAGCACGACTTTTTTGTTTCTTTTTCGCGTGTCGATTATGATTGAATCGCCTGCCTTCATCGTGATGTTTACACCGAAGAACTTGTTTGTATCCGTGAGGTAAATCGTCGGATTGACGACTTCCCCTTTTGCGTGCAGTTCAAAGATTGCGCCTGTTTCGACGTCTCCTGAATTGACGACGTTTCTCTCGATAAACTCCTCGAACTCCGAGAACGGAATCGGCTCTTCAATCTCGAACGGAAACTCGAACATCTTCCGAACGCTTGAGAACTCTTCGACCTTGTCGGCCTTTGCTTCAAAGAACGGATTCGGGCAAAGAACGCCGATTTGAACGACCTGCTTTTTTTCAAAGAACCCGATAGGCATCGTCTGAACGTATCCGTCAATATAAACGTTACGCTGTCCGTTTTTGTAATACAAGCGAATCGCTTCCTTGCTCATGAAGAATTGATATAATCTGATTCGGTTCTCTTCTGCTGGGGCGTTGATGGCGAGCGTGATCGTGATTTTCTTCGTGTTAACGCTCGCGCTGTTTACGTCCGCCCCGTCAGCTCCCGCGGATTTCGTCATTCCGAACGATGCATCCGCAGGGTCTATTCCGTCAATCGATTTGATGACGTAATTCTCGTTGCCTGTGAGGGTCAGCTTTTCGCCGTATTTATTTTCGACTGTAAAATCAAACATTTTTTCGCCCTCCTACATAAACGCCTTGACTAGCGCGATCTGGTCTCTTCTTGCTTGATATGTTTCGAGAGCCGTCAGCGCCTTCGGACTCGTGTTGTTCTGTACCATGTTGTAATTATTAACGACTGAGCCAGCTCCGACCAGCGCTCCTTGGCTTCCTCCGACCAGTGCTCTTGCTGTTCCCAGATTCGTCCTCATGTCCGTTAGCGGTGATGATAATGCGCTAACCATTGAACCTGCCGCCGCTTTTACGCTGCTTATTGTTTCTTTGAATCCATCGACGAATCCCTCGCCCGTGAATCCTCCGAGCTTCATCATGACCTTTGATGGCGAGTGTATCTGCAGTTCCTTCTTGAATGTGTCGACCATTCCCGCGATGAACGTCTTGATTTCGCTCTCCATGTAGTCGGTGTCTCTGGTGAGCCCGTTGATGAATCCTTTCATCGTTTCAGTTCCTAGGCTCTCAAGCTGTGAAGGAAGCGTTGACATCGCTTTGCTCAGCTCCGCCTTGTAATTCTTCGCGACGTTGTCCATGTCGTCCTTGTAGACGTTTTCTGATGCTTTTTGAGCGACAGCCATCTTTTCCTCGTATGCTTTCGAGTAAGCCTTCAGATCGCTCTCAGACATGCCCAGAAGCCTGTCGATGAACGCCTCACCTTCCTTCATGTCGAGTTCTGTTATCTCGTTGAAAAGATCAGCCGTGACGCTTGATTTGATGGCCTGCAGCTTCTGCGTGTATTGCTGGATTGCTTTCGTCTGTTCCTTCAGGTCATTAACCGTCATAACTCCAGCGCCTGAAATCTCGAACAAACTTCCCGCGCTCTTTAACTTCCCGATCAGCGTGTTCTGCTTGTCGATAAGCTGATCGTATTGTTCCTGATACTTCGAAGCAATTCCTCCGATGGTCGTGTTGATCAGATCCTGCGCTTTGCTCGAATAATCATTTATTGCGCTTGTGAGCCCCGTCAGCATCTCGCTGGATGCGTTTTGATAAGCTGTCTTGTATTTGTTCTGTGTTGCAATTAAAGCGGCGTATTCGCTTTCTACCGCCTTCTTCTGCGCCTTGATTGTATCCTTGGCGCTGTCTTCTGTTGCCGCGTCAATCTGCGACTGAAACTCTTCGAGCTTTTTGTCTCTTTCGTTCTCCAGATTCTTTATCGTCGCATCAAACTCAGCCAGCTTCTTGGTGTTCTGATATGCGATCTTGTTAAGAAGGTATGATGTTTTTGTTCCCAGCTCGCTCGATAGCCTGTCCGCGACGCTTGTCGTCATCTGATCAACGAAATTAAATCCGTTTAAATCCATGGCGGTTTTGATTGCTGCGGCTGTCATTGTCTTGACGGTCTTCTGCAGATCCTTTTCCATTGACGCTATTCCGTTCATGTATCCTTCTGTGAAATACTTACCAGATTGATACGTCAATTTTGATGGTGAGCCTTCCTGCTGTCCTGCCTTTACCGCTTCGACCGCTTTTCTTGCGAGATTGAACGCTGTCTGCCAGACTGAGTTCGTTTTGTTATTCATTCCGTTGATGAAGCCCTGCCCGAAGTTCTCGCCTGATGTCGTCGTCGCTTTTGATGGCGATTGTGCTTCGATTCCAGAATTCAACGAATCGACAGAACCCGTTCCGATGCCTTTTGATGTTGTTTCAATTAAGCCTTTTCTGCTGATGAGTCCTTGGATGTATCCATCGCTGTTGTTTTCTCCTGCAGTCTGGTATGCCGCCTTGTCTTCGAACTTCTTCGCTCCAGCCTGTGTGATCTCCGTCGATGCCGATTCAACGTCGCCCTTCTTCGCCTTGAGGCTTGACGTGTATTCCCTCATTCCAGCATCGACCGACTCTTTGCTCTTGCTTCCGAACTTGTCGAGCTCCTTCTTCGATGCATCGACCATTTCTTTTGCACTCTCCAGCATTTCATTTGTGACAACTGTCGAACCGCTGTCGATGGCCGCCTTCAGAGACTCGTAGTTCTCTTCCATGTTCTTGACTTGTCGCTCGAGGGTTTCTTTTGTTCCTGTCTCTGCCGTGATGAAGTCGTTCTCCATGTTTTTGAGTGAGTTCGATATCTTCTCGGCGTCTCCGCTTATGATCGCACTCGACAAGCCTTCGTAGTTCTGGATGGTGCTCTGGTATCCGACGTAGGTCTCTTCTGCCAGCTCCATCGCTCGCCTTGATTCTCCGACAGCTCCCTGTGCTGATGTGAGAGCGTTTGATGCGTTTGTGACCTCTTCGCCGTATGCCTTGATGATGTCCTTTGACGATCCCGCGATGTCGTTCGCTTCTGCCCATTCCTGCGCCGTCTGTCCCTGAAGGGTTGCAAGTCTTGACTGTGCGGCTTCCATCTCTGTAACGTTCTGATTGTAGATGCCCTGCGTCGTGATGTAACTCTGCAGCGCTTCGTTGCTGTTCTGGATCGCGGTTGTGTATGCTTCTTCGTTTGCATCAAGAACCGCCTGTGCCTTTTTCGCCTCTATTAACTTATAAATTGATTCGGTCTCGGTGTCGTAATTCTGAATGACTCCATCGACCAGCTCCATCTCTGTTCCGATTGCCTCGTTTAAGGTGTTAACGATGAACGCTGCCCTGTCTTCGTATCCTTCCTTGACCCTTCCGTTTGCGTCAACGAGTCCATCGAGTTCGGTTGCAAGCTCTTCATACTTTGCGAATTCTGCATCGATGCCAGCGACTGTTTCGTCTCGTTTTGCCTGCAGATCGTTATAAGCATCGCGCATCTCGTAGACTTTGTCGACCTGCTGCTGCTCGTATTCGTTTAATGTCTCGATTGCCTTGCGCTCTTCATCGCTTGCGGAAACGAACCACATCACCGCGGTGACAAGTCCAGCGACTGCTGCTGTGATTGCTCCGATGACATTCGCATTCTGTGCAACGTTCAGGAGCTGCTGTGCTGTTGTTGCTGCTTCGGTTGCTGTTTTTAATGTCTGGAATGTCTTCACAAGTCCGACGATCGTCGTTGCAAACGATGCGATCTTGGTTATTGCGAACGACGCGATCATAACCGTTCCGATTGATTTAACGACCGAAACGATGCCCTCGAAGTTTGTTATGATTGTTTTGATAAAACTTGTTAAACCTGAAACGATAGAGATCAGCGTGTCTCTGATGGCTGGCGCGTTGTCCTTGATGGTATCCATCACATCCGTGAACGATTCGCCGACAAACTCCATCAAGCTGTTGATCTCTGGTTCTGATTCTTCGAGCATCGTTGAAATGTAAGAACCGACTTCGGTCTTCATTCCCTGAAACGTGAGCTTGATTCTGTCTGTTGCGTCCAGCGTTGCGTCGTATGTATCGTCGAGGTTGCCCTCGTATCCTTCCATCGCTTTTCCGAGATCTTCAAAGTTCAGCCTTCCGCTTTTGCACGCTTCCGCGATTGCTGGCGCTGCTTTTGTGCCGAACAACTCCATCGCCTCTGTTGTCGCTTCTGCGTTTGACGATGAGTTTTCCATCTCGGCCTGAAGTTCTGCGAGCGATTCCTTCGTGGTCTTGCCCTCTTTTGCGCTATTTGCAAGCGCTTTTTTGAGTCCAGCCATGACCGTTGTTGAATCAACTCCTGCGGTCTCCAGATTGCCTAGGAACGTTGCCGCTTCGTCGATGTTGAATCCCATATCTTTCAGAACTGCGGCGTTCGTTGTAAGGCTGCTTGCGAGTGCGTCAACTGATGCCCCTGTTCTCTGCCCTGTTGCATTAAGAAGATCGAGAAGGTTGTCCGCCTCTTCTATCGGAACGCCCCACGATGCCATAGCCTTCTGGACGGTGTCAATCGATGATGTGACGTCCGTGTTGTTCAGATTCGAAAACTCGAGGAACTTCTTTGTCAAGTTCTCCAGCTCCTCACCCTGCAGTCCGAACTTCGTCGAAACTCCTCCGACCGCTGAGCCTATTGTTTCAGAATCTCCGATGATCTCGGTTGATAATGTCTTGTAGCTCTCTTTTAAAGAATCAAGCCGTTCCCCTGTCGCTCCTGTCTTGGCGATGATGTTGTCTTCAGCTGCGTCAAACTCCTCAAAAGCTTCCTTGGCATATGAAGCCATATCTTTCAGACCGCTTATCACTACTTTGATTCCAGAAGCAACAAGATCTGCCATGACTCCCTTCATGACCGTGAATCCTTCGGATGCATCCTTGACGGATGTGTTCATCTCGTCGACGGAATCAGAGAAGTTATCCCCGTACTTTTCAGCCTTCGCCAGCTCGTCGTCGTAGTAGCCGATTTCCTTCTTCGTCTTGTTGATGGCTGCCTCTTGGTTATTGATGGCGATTCTCACCTTATCCGCTGCAGCCGAGTTCTTCCCGTATTCCTGTTCGGTCTTCTGAAGCTCTTCCTTCTGTAATGCCAGAACCTTTTCCTGTGCTGTGAGCGTTGTATTTAATTGTTTTAATTTGGCTTGAAGTCCACTTGATGTTTTACTCCAGTCCTCCATACTTGAAGAAGCTGCTTTGAACTCACTGTTAGCGAGCTTGACTGACCTCTGCGCCTGCTGCATCGCGCTTTTTAACTGCGATATATCCGCCCTAAAACTTGTTGTTGATGAATTGTCTGCCATCTGATTTCACCGCCTTTTTAGAACCAGTCATCTCCTGCAGGGCGTCTGATGATCCTGTTCGGGTCACTCTTCTTTTTCTCCCTGATCTGCACTCTTCTCACTTCTGCGTATAAATTGATCACGTCGCAGTATCTTCGTTCGTCAACGTCGAACGGCGAAAGCGCGGGATATTCCTTGCAGAGATTGCTGTTTATAATGAATAACGTTTCAAAAAAGGGCGTATCGTCTACGCCCTCATCTAGTTTTTTGAGTCGGTCGGAATCTTGAGAACCTGAATGAATGAATCCTTGAGAATAGCGATGACAACTGGAAGGAGCTCGCCTATCTTGACGTTGTCCCAGTCGTTCTCTTCTACCTCTGGAAAAATCTTTGAAAGAACGCCCGTGAGCTGTCCCCACGCTCCATTGATCGCTCTCAGAAGTTCCGCCGTGTCGTTTATGTTGTCAACGTTAAGAAGCTCCATGATTGAGCGAACCGTGCCATATCTCAGATCGACTGTCTTCGCTTTTGCTTCCTTCAGAACGTTGTCGTTTTCGTCGTAAATTTTGATTGATAAATCCATGTTCATTCCCTCCATGATTTTTTTGAAAACGCCGAGGGCTATATTTCAAGCCCCCGACTTGATAAAAGAACTATGCCTGTACTTCCACAACTGTGACGATGCATTCGTCTTTTACGGTTGTGCCGTCGACTGTTATCGATGCTGTGATTGTTGCGCTTCCTGCATCAACTCCTGTTACTCTTCCTGTTGTGTCAACTGTAGCCTTTGTGGTGTCACTTGATGACCATGTTACTGTCTGGTTTGCTGGCTTTGTTCTAGCTGACAGCTGAATCTTTGCGCCCTCGTTTACCTCAACGTTTGAATGGTCGATTACGACTTCAGGTGTTGGGTTCTTAGCGACGATGGTGTCTGGTGTCTGGACTGCTGTCCAGAAGTTTGTCACATCTGCAAGGTCGAGATCTGTGTTGACTGTGACAGCCTTTGCTGATTTTCCTGTACTTGAGAATCTATAGGTTGTTGAAATGCCAGTGAATGTGATCTCCTGTCCGTTTGCATCTGTTCCGTCGTTCTCGGTTGTATTTGTCTGGTCTGGGATGTTGAATGATCCCTTGAGTCTCCAAACGTAATACTTACGACCAGATGTGTCCTTGGTCTGATATCCGATAGCGAAGTATCTCGGTGTTCTCTCTTCCTCGATGAATGTTCCAGTTGTTGCGTCGTATCCCTGACCTGTGATGTCTGCGAGTGTGTCAAGCGGGATTGCTGATGCTGTGATTGTTAACTCGTCAGAACCTGTTGATGATACGATGACCGCAGGAACGTTATCATAGAAGTGTGCTTCGTTTGTTGAGTCTGTCGACTTCGCGATTTCTGCAACGCCTGCGAGTGGCTTGACTGTTCCAGTTGAATAACCTTCGCTGTCATCCTGAGTTACTGGCGCATATACGAGTCCCTCGACTCCTCTATACTCGTAAATCTGCATGATGTTTACCTCCGTTAAAAATGATCATGTTTCTAAAAAATAAATGTTGAGCGCTCTTCCGATGTGAGTCGGTTCGTCGCTTGCCACGTCAAACCCTTTTGAAGGGGTTATCCAGTGATTTTGCTTGAGCACTGCTCTAACCTCTGCAAGAAGTGAATAAACCACGGCTGGATCACTTGAATAAACAAAAATGTTAAAATCCCACACCGTCCCGAACTCGTTGTTATCGTAGTGGGCGTGGTTCGGGCTGTTGTTGTTCCAGAACGTCATAAACGTTTCGGGATATGCTGCGTCTGCTGACATTGAACCCTGCCTATAAACTGGATATCCGAACGATTCCAGAATTGTGATGAGATTGTCTTCCATCTCTGCCTCCTATAATCCAAGCCGATCGATTTCTGCCTGCAAGGCTTGCTCGATCTTCTTCTTGATTCGGTTTTCGTACGACTTCGAGCCGTATATTGCTTCGAGCGCATAGTCTGGTCTCATCTTCGGCGTTCCCGTGATGAGCCATCCGCCTGCGCCCTGTTTTGTTTTGTCGAATCCCAGACGAACTTCTCCGACTGAGCCTTGCCAGATCGTGTGCACATCCTCGATGACCGAGTCCACGGTGTCGCCTTGCGAATATTTTCCTTCGGCTGGAAGGTTCGCCTTCGCCAGCGCTGCTATGGTGTCTTTTTGAACCTCTTCCGCGATTTCTTCCATCGCTTCCGAGATCACGTCTTGCAAATTTGCCCCTAGCATTTCTAAGCGCTCTGCGTACTCCGCGAAATTTGAAAAATCGATAAAAAGCATCGACTTTCGTTTGTACTTCCCCGCGATTGCTGGATTGTCAGAAACTCGCGGGCGTGATGGTCTTGAATATGCCATTAAGGTTTCCCTCCGACTGCCTCGACTTTGATCTGCATGTACTGATGACGCATCCCGATGTTTTCTGGCGGTGATTTGATCTCGTAAACCTTGCCCGTCTCGCAGATGTATATTCTGCATTCGGTTGTTATGTTCGGGTTGTACCAAGTATCAATGATTGCCGTATCGAACACGGTATAAACGTCATTTGAGAAGTTTTCTGTTCCTCCGTAGGTCTTAAAACTGCCCTTAAACAGCGGGCTGTTTTCTGGTGCTGTGAACGTCTTCTTTGTCACGCCCTTGACCTTCGTTTCGGTCGGGGTCAGCAGCTTCATCGCCACATCAAAGGGCATCATCGGCTTAAAGTTTCTTGCCATTCCTTTGCCCTCCTAGTTCTTGTATGACAGCTGTGTTGCTCTCTGCATGAAATAAACAGATAGCTTGCCGCTTCCCGATCCGTAGTCCCATAAGTCGGAAACGCCTCGAGCGACGATTCCTGCTGTTATGTTCGCAGGCTTGACCCCTGCATCCTTCAGGAACTCCACAACCTCGTCGATGTACTCTGTCAGCGTGTCGTCCTGATATTCGCCCTCGATTCCGAGAGCCTTCTTGACCTTTGTCAAAAACTGCGCATTTGTCATCGCTCTGTGCCTCCTATTCCTTCGGGCTCTTCTTCTTGTCTGCTTTTCTTCCTCTTGCCTTGACCTCTGAGACGATTCCCATCTCGTGATTGAGAAGCTCCTCGCCTCTTGCGTCTTCGACTTCGAATATGTCGCCGACCTGATGAAGTTCGCCCGTGATCTTGTCTCTGAATTTCTTCACGACTTTTAGCTTCATGGTGCGTCCTCCGTTTTTGCCCGTTTGACGCGTCTGTGGGCTCAAATTTGCGCCTCAGACGGTTTACGGGTGTTATTTATCGTTTAGGCTTTTAGCCGTCTTAAAACGCCTTAAAAACCGCACTTAGTGATTGTTACTGCTCCAGTTGCAAGAACTGCCTTGTAGAGACTTCTTCCGTCTGCTGCAACGTCTCCAGTTGGTGTCACCTTTGTTCCGTCGATTGTGAATCCCTTGTAGTCATATGCTGGTACAAAGTAAACAGTGCCCGCTGTCACGCTGGATGCTGTTGTGTCGAAGTCGATCTCGACTGCTGGCTCGCTTGCAAGAAGAACAGCTGAATTTGTTTTAACCTTAAATGTTCCGATTTCGTCTGCATCGAGCTTGGCGAGTGCGCTGTTGTTGCTGTTCTGAAGAAGAACGAGGCCGTATAAGCTGATGAGGTCGATTGCTGTTACTGGAACGATTCTGTCCGCGTTGATCATCTCTTTTTACCTCCTGATTGATTTATGCCTGAATCTCGTCGTCTGCGAGAGCCCACTCGCCCTCTACGACTTTGAGAATCTTGCCGTTGTCGCTTGCTTTTACTGCTGGAAGCCCTTTGATGGTTGCGGCTATTCCAGCGATCGCGTTGATCATGTCGGCGTTTGTGTTAACGTCTGCCACATCGTCAGCGTCTCCGCCGAGCGCAACGTATAAGTTCTGAAGTGCCTTGATATTGTTATCCATGGTCAGCACCTCCGTTCTTTACGCTTTTTTCTTGAAGATGTAGAATCCTCTAGGATTGAGAACCTTACCGTCGACAACTGTGAGCATCTTGTTTACCCACTCGTTTCTGTCCTCGTCGAACCATCTGCGCATTCCGAAGGCCATGTTTGTGTTGATGGCGTACTCTTCTGGCTGCCAGTAGATTCCGATTACGTCTCCGTTTGATGCTTCGTCGAAATCTGCGATTATGTCTGGTTCAACAAGTGAAACCTCACGACCAAAGAAGCGGCCATTTGGATTTACTGCGTCGCCGTCGTTAACCTCGAGCCCTGTTGCTGCTCTGAAGATCGGATTGTTGTTTCCGTCTGCCATTGTCTCGAGATATGCGTCAACTGTTCCGAGAGGGAATATGAACTCACCAGCTCTGTATCCGAGCGGTAACTTTGCGAAGAACTTCTTCTTCCAAGCAGTCCAGTTGTTGATCTCTGCTGCTGTGAGCTCGATGATGTGTCCTGACTGTCCTGTGACTCTTGGGTCATTAAGGATTCCGAGCATCTGGCCGTTTCCTGTTCCGTTAACGATTCCAGAATCCATAGCCTGCATGTATGCGATCATCATCACGTTCACGATTTCTCTTTCAAAAAGATCGATAGTTACGATTGATGAAAGAAGGCTCTGTGAAACTCTGATCTCTGCCATGTTGTAGCTGAACTCTACAAAGTCCTTGATCTCGCCGCCGTCCTGTCTTGGTGAGACTGTGCTCTCTGAAATCCACTTGAATGATGCCTGAAGCTCTGCGATCGGAACTTTGACAGCTCCCTTGATGTTGAGCTTTCTTGTCTTGGCGTAAAGATTGCCGTATCTCTTACGAATGAGATTGATGAACTCGTTCAGAACTGTTGTCGGAATTGTTGCGCCCAGTGAATCTGTGTTAGCTGGTGCTCCGTCTCTGAACTCTGCAGGAAGTGCCTCGCCTGTCTGTGCGTACTTCATGAACGCTCTTCTGTATTCCATAGAACCGAACTTATCCTCGTCGCTTCTTGTTGCATCTGTATTCTGACTAAATACTCCAAGTATTGCGCCGTTCATCAGTGTTGCTTCTTCTGGAACTGCACTTCTTGACTCTTCTCTGTCTGCCTCGTCGATCATTTCCTGTGTCTCTGCGATCTCTGCATTGACATCATCAAGCTGATCTGTCAGGTCTCTGACTTCTGCTGCATCTTCTGACGCGTTGCATCTCTCTGTGAGCTTCTGCTTCTTAGCGAGAAGTCTCTGCATGCGCTTTTCTAGTAGCTTCTTATCCATGTCTTTTTACCTCCGTTATATTTTTGATCTAAACATGAACTTGGCTTTTGCCAGATTCAGCTCGTTTTCCGAGCTGTTTGAGTCGGTGTCCACTGACTCCGCGTTCTGCTGTCTCGCAGTCTCCACTGCTGACCGAGCGTTCTCCAACGCTTCCCTGCTTCTCGCATTTATTTCAGTTGATTCGTAAGCTGGAAATGTAACCGCGCTTACTTCAACGACTGAACTGATCGATTTGATTCTTCTTGTTGGGTGGTCTGACTCGAGGTCTTCCCACTCTTCGCCGTCTACTCCGAACATGAAACTCATCCCGCTGATGTCCTGTCTTTCGACTGCTGAATAAAGAGCTTTTGCATCTGCGTTGTTCTCTGTATCAAGAACGACCTTGATTCCCATTCCGTTCTCGTCAACGGTGAGCTGCATCGTGCTGTTGCCGTTGTTCCTCCTGCTTCTTGCGAGCGGGATTTTACTCAGGTCGTGATTGACAAGAAATCGAACATCTGTGAGGTCTGCTTTATCCAGCGCCCCTCTTTCGATTACTTCGTCGAACCATCCGAGATCCGTCACGCTGTCATAAACGATCGGGCGGCCTGTGATGATGTTTCCTTTTTCCTCGTCCTGTTCGGCCAGAACGTCGAAGTTATATGCTCGGGTTTCTAGTTTTTTCTTTTCCATCTTTGCCTCCTGCTAAAAAACAAAGAGCCAGCATCAATGTTTTCGTTGATGGTCTCAACAAAAACGATTGATTACTGGCTCACTGGCTCTATCTTTACGTTTATTATTTTTTTACATTGTTTGCATTTTATTTCGATACCTTTAACGACTGCCCCGTCGTGAATCACGAATAAGTTCTTCTGGCAGTTCGGGCATTTGTACCACCTCATGATGTTTCCTTTGTAAAATACTCTAAGGTTTCAATCTGCCCCGTACTCGCCCACAGATTATTGCTACCAAGAAGCGACTTAACAGCAGTAGGAGTAAGTTGGTAGGTTTGAGGGGTCTCGAGTTCGTAGACTAATTCAACATCTTTATTTGCTACTTTGAACTCCTCAGCAGTATTGTTAGTGAATTGACTATCGCATATATAAAATGTTCTCGTACCTGAATTGCACAATATTGTGAAATCATTAGTAACTTCTAATGTTCCAATATTACTTTCTCTTGAATGGTCAGTAGTGTTAGACTTATAAGAGTCACTAATGATGTCAAAAACACCTGTTCCATATTTCCTTGGCATTCCAGCTATTTGAAAAGAATAATTCGCATTAGATGATTTTGTAACGCTTAAATCGTTAATAGTTATCTTTGCTCTATCCACCACCAACTCACCACTAACCACATCAAGACTACCACCATATACTGTGAGTGGGTTATCACCGTCTTTGAATTGGATGTTGTAGGTTGTTCCATCTTCCGCATCTGTGGTAGGTGATACAACCACATTCACCTCATCCCATCCGCTGATAGGGCAGATGTTGGAGTAGGGTTCAAAGGTTGCATCTGTTTCTGATGCAAGGCGTATCATTGGTTTGAATAAAAGGTTGTTCGCCGTGTAACCGCTATAAATTACGATATACACAGATGAATTAGGGTATGTTGTGTAGTCAAACTTTTGTATATCGACACCTGAACCTATATCGTTATATGCGATATTTGAATTATTGCTATATGACAAAGCATAAGTATTTGTTGAACCGTTAGACGGACACCCATTCAATACATAGTATGTGTTATCGAGCAAATCGGGAGTTTTCTTAAGATAAAGCAAAGCCGATGCACTCGCCGTACCGTTCACTTCTACTCCAGTAATATTACCGCCATTATCCGTAATTATCGAAAACGTAACGCCGTTGACGGTATAATTGCTTCCACTCCAAGTACCGCTTGTGTTGATTGCCTTAATTCCATCAACCGTCATCGGCAGTTTATTCTTCTCACTACCCCCAACCCAAGGACTATCATATCCGTGTAAATCCTGCTGTGGTGTAATTGCAACATTAAGTTCTTTTAATGGAGCATCTGACGCTGTAAAGGATGCGATGTCTGTTGGTACATCCTCATACTCCTCAAGCAAGTAAGCATTCTCAGGAAGTGGTACATCTACATCAACTTCATCATATGCTGTCCCACTTGGTGCTGTGTATGTTCCATTTGCTGTGACTGATAAACTTGAGAGCGGTGTCTCTGGAACATTTACAACGACGGGTTTATAAACGACGCCTTCTTCTGAATAAGTTCCGTTTGCTGTGACGGATAAGCCTTCGACCTTCGGGTCTCTGTCATCCTCCAGCTTCTTTGCTAGTAAAATGTCAAAAAAATCCATACGCCATCACGCTCCTAACTTCTGCCATGCTGTTCCGTCGAAGTAGTAAAAATTACCAGTGTCAAGCTCCAGAAATATGCTGTTTTTTTCCGCCTCGGCTGGTTTGTTGTCTGTTGAAACTCCGACATAGTTCGGCTGTGCTCCGTTTAGTGTTACTGCCATGGTTTTATACCTCCGTTTTTTCTTCGTCGACGACATCGACGTTGATCTTCTTGCCGACCTGATATGCGTCGGCGTTGTTTGCATCTATCCAGTTGAGAGACATGAATCTCTTGCCTTCAAGCTCTGGGAGCGGTTGAAGCCCGAGCCATGTTCTGTACTCGTTAACGTATGCCCCGCCCTGCGGTGCTAGGATGTTTATTGCTTCGAGCGTCTGGCTCATCGACAGGAAGATCAGATCCTTCGGATATAAATTGATTTGGTTTCCGAACGCCCTCTCTCGCTCTGTGAACAGCTTTTTGGTGAACGCCTGCGATATGCTCAGGATAAAAGGCTCGAGCGTCTTCTGATAAAATGCTTCATATTGCTCTTTCGTATAATCTCCCGTAAGAATCGGCAGCGGAACTCCGAAATGTCTCAGGATCTTCTGATCGACAAACTTCAGCGTGTCCTCGTCAACTATTGCCGATTTGTGCTCGAGCGGTGTGAACTCTGTCTTTAAATCCAACGGTAGGAATCCGCTCTCATTCTTCTTAAGCTTCGCCTCAAGCTCGGCCAGCGCCTTCTCTGTTTTCCCTTCATCCATCAATGTGTTAAACTTGACGACTCCGTTCACTGCATAGGACGCCTGCATCGCTTTCGCTACTCCCTGAAGAAGCTCGTTGTTCAGCTCTAGGGTTTTAAGCAGCGCCTCGTGGTCTGGCTGTCCCATGATGTTTCCGCCCATGTACTGATTGACGGAATAGTTGCATCTGATGTGAATCACGTCATCGTAGGCGATGGTCGTGTCGTATCCGTTCCAGAATAAAAACTTGACGTACAACTTCCCAGACGCGTCTTCGATGAAGTCGACCTGCGTCGGGTTGATAGGATAAAGTGCATCATATCTTCGCTTTGTCTCGCCCTTCTCCTGCCAGACGTAATATGTCGGAATAATAAAGGCGTTGTAATTCATCAAAAGCAGCCACATCGTTTTTTCTATAAACTCGCTTGATGTCATCAGCGGATTCGGGTTCTCCAGAACGTCCTGCAGTGTGTCCTTGACTGGAACGGGATCGCTCCCCTTGTATCTGATGTGCATCGGTTTTAACTTCTTCATTTCGTCAACGATGCACTTGAGCGCCTGCTGAACGACATCCGATGCGTAGATGCTTGTCCCAAACTGCGAATAAATCGGCAGAAATCCATCAAGCGTTGATGCGAATTTCGTCTTTTTCGGCGTTCTTTTAAATAACTTATCGAACCATTCCATCTTGTTTTCTTCCTCCTGCGAGTTTCTTGAAGTCGCTCCTGTGCCGTCTGTACATTTCATACAATGACACCAGCGTGACTGAACCATCTATTTTTTGCTGATTTTCCGTCTTTATGATCAGCGCCTGTCTCAGGTCGTTAACCTTGAGGCAGCTGTTTTTAAAACACCATCTGTCGACGGGATTCTCGTTGTAATTTATCAGATGCGCCTTCAGGTCTGCTTCGACCAAAAGAAGCGCATTGTTCAATGTCTGCGCGTTCTGGATGACCATTTCCACATCTTCGTACTGCTTCATCCAGCCGTAGTCCTCCATTCTCTTGAGCCATTCTTTTGCGAACCTCTGATCATATCCGCACTTGAATAAATTGATGCCGTGTTCCTTCTTGAGCTTGTAGAACCAGTCGGCGACGATGGTCAGATCTATGTCGTTCCCTTCGCAAATTGTGATATAACCCTTTTGAGCCCATTCTTTATATTTTGCCCCTGCGTTGTGGTCGTCGTTCTCTGGGTCGAGCTTGCTCTGTGGGATGAAGTACTGCGTGATGATGTATTTTGTCTTGTCTTCTGGTAACATGACCAGCGCTTTTGCACAGCATAGGTCTGTTGTCTCTGCCAGATCGACATGTCCCAAACAGAATGCCCCTCGGAAGTCCTCGATGTCGTACTTTGCGTCGTAGGAATAATCTTCAATGTTGAGCCACGACTCGACGCCGTTCTGCTTGAAATTGAAATCTTTCGAAAGAACAAAGATGCGGTCTGCCTTCGATTTCTTCGCAAGGTCGACTTGTTCCTCGAGATAGTCCCATTTTTTCACGATGCCCAGCGTCGGGTTTGATTTCATCCAGCTTCTTTTGTTCTGGAAGATCTCGCCTTCTGAGTCCTGCGTGTATAACCACGGAAGGACTCGGCTCGCTGATATCGAATCATCTTCGCCCTTAACGATTGCCCTCGCTGCTTTCAGTTCTCCGTCGAGATATCCATCAACCGTGAACCCCTCCGTCGTTATGATAATAAACTTCGGATTATCCTTGATTGACTGCGACTGTTCGATTGATTTTGCGATGACATTCGTTTGCATCTCGTGCGCTTCGTCTAAGATCGCCCAGTCGATGTTTCGGCCTTCCTTGTTCTTCGTTCTATCTGATAACTTGAATATCTTCGTGTTCGTCGATCTGTTCATGATGAACCGCTGATTTCTTCGGGTGTCGAGATCGTTCGGGTCATATAACTGGCGCATCGTGTCGATTGCGTCATATACGATCGAAGCCTGCGCGTCGTCGTTCGAACTGCAGACTATGTCCGCGCCTTCGTTTCCGACTATGAACTCGGCATTTCCAAGAGCGGAGCACGTTTCGCTTTTGGTGTTCTTCCTCGCGATCAAAAGGATCGCTTTTTTAAATCTATCAATCGGATCGCCGTCTTCTGTCTGTTTGCCCCTCATCTTGAAAGAATAAAGCGCTTCTATGAACGCCTTCTGCCATAGCATCAGCTTCATCGGTTTGCCGTAATATGGCGACTTGGTCAGCCTGATACAATTCTCCATGAAATCCATCCGCAGCTCTGCGTCCTCGGTGTTATAAACATATTCGTCGCCGTGCTTGATGTCTTCCTCTAGGTTCTCAAGCTCCAGATATAATTCTTGACCGACGATGATCTCGCCTGCGCCAATTTCTGCCTTGTATCTCAGAAGGTTGCTGTTGTCTGGCGTCCAGATTGTTTTTGATTCAATCAGCATCGTTTTCCATCCTTGCCCTTGCCCATAACCTGAGAGGGCTCTCTTCTTCGGCGTCTCCTGCCATATCTCCCGACAGCCTGAACAGAAGCCTCAACGAATTGTTGTATTGCTGCAGCGTTTCCTTGTACATCTTCGCCGCTGGTGTTGCCTTCTGTTTCATCGGGTTCTCTGCATCTACTTTGATAAATGGCAACTGTCGAAGCTCCGACATCTGCTTTTCAAGAAATATAATCTGCTCGACCAGCTGTCCTGCCTTGATGTCGTTCTTGCTTCCTGTTTTGTTTATGATATCGAGAAGCTCTTCTCTTCTTGTCATAGCGTCCTCTTCCATACGTTCACGGCCTCATATGGTGGCATCGTTGCGATTGTTGCCTGTGTTCCTGTGAATCCGTGATTATGCGATGCTCCTCCGCCCGTCTGTGATGTCTGCCCCTCGAGAGCGTCTGATACATAGTCCGACGCGATTCCGCCTCCGCTCTCGCTCAGGTATCCGTTATCGGATGAATAACTGTGGATTGACTGCGTGTGGCTATGCTTCGGCATTTCATTGATCGTCAGCGTGTGTCCTGCGACTGTTCCTGCTGGTGTATAGTTAACCGATGCAGCTCCGCCTGTTGTTCCTGTTGAATGTGCTCCATCTGATGCAAGCAGGAACTTGCCTGTTATCTGTTCCCACGTTCCGCCCCAGACTGTGTTCGGGTCAAAGTTCGCATCTGCGGTTTCATAAATTGAGCCGACTGGATAAAAGAAATCCAGAAGGTTTATCATCTCTTTTACGTCGTTAAATCCGTATATCATTTCATCCTCCTGTTATGATGGCAACTCTACCGCCCATAGGTTATACGTTCCATTTACTGGGCGAAAAAGAAGATATTCTGTCGTTCCTATTGTCGCCCGAACATTTCCGCCCCAGCTCAGATTTGGTTGCAGCGCTGTTCTGTATAAGTTATCCATGAACCTTGCTCCGTTATAAGTCTTATGTATCTGTACATCGTTCGAATAAGCTCCGATACTGCCATAAATTGAATTTTGCGAATAACTGAGCGTTCTGTCGGTTGAATAGTCGCAAACGTAGTTATAATCGGCGCTATAAGGTAAAAACACCCAGTCGTCAGCACTTGACTTCGGAGCAACGAATGCGATCTGGATCAGCGTGTCGGATGAATTCATAACAAACCCCAGCGCTATTCCTCCTCTTGCCAGCGGCTCATAACATATTTTTAAATATGCTCTAAGATCAACAATTCCTTGAGATGTGCTGCCAAAGTCGTAATGCAAGTACATCGTATCTTCTAAACCTAATAAACACTTGCCCTCGCTGTCATTTCCCCATCTGTATATGTGCGTGGTCGTGGTGCTTGCCGATGTCTTAACAAAGCCCATAGTAGCCATGGCTTCGTCCATGCTTTCAAATGTAGGCGTTCCTACGTCTATCGTATTCATTCTTCGACGCTCCCTTCTTCTCCGACTGATGTGTAAGACGATAAAATCGTTATGTTTGCATTTGTTGTCGTCGTGGCATCTCCACTCGGAACGCTGAAAACCACCCCGCCGATTCTGATTGTATTCAGGATTGCTGACGGTGTTGTGCTCGGATTCGCTTCAATCTCTGCCGAGATCGTGTTTCCTTCGATGCTGATGTTGTCTCCTGCGGTGAGCGTGTTCTGCTTCGTTGCAAGTCCTGCGGTCAGTTCTGCGTGTGTTACGTGGTCTGCATCGCTCGGCATAAGGCCTAACTGTTCAGCCGTTTTGTTACCCTGAAGCGTGACGCCTTCTATTTTCGGTTTATTTGTCAAATTGTCATAGCTTGAGGTAAGCGCTGTTTTTCTTACGAGTTCGAAGCTAAAATCTGATATCTGATTGATGAACGTGTCGCCCTCCAGACTGTCGACCTTGCTGATTGTGAGCTCTGCCTCATATGCGATGGTCGCAATCTGGAAAACCAGAACACCTTCGCCGACCCATAGCGACGAATCAAACACGTATTCGAAATCGTTCGACATAACCGTGGCCATGTCTGTGCCATTCCTTCTGATTCTCGCTCCTTTGCCGTCAATTACTCGGATGCGTAGCTCGTTCGTTCCGCTGTTGGTTCTGCTGACCAGATCAACTGCGCCTTTTTTGAAGTTAAATGATATAACGTTCTGCATCCCTGAATCTCCGACCTTTTCCCGTCTTTTGCTTTGCTTTGTTTTCTTTTTTCAAATTTTGGGATTTTTTTGATTTCAAAAATCTCATTTTTTCCAATTCTGCGACTCATTTG